ACCAGCAGATGACGGTACTAAAACTTATTCTGCTGCAAATGAAACTTTTGCAAGCGGTGTAAGTACATTTGCAACTACAGGGTCTTTACCTTTAGCGGCAAATACTGTTCGCACTCCAATGGCTTTTGCCGGAACTGCGAGCGCAACTGCTCACTTTGTAAATCAAGTGGCAACTGCTGCAGATATTGCGGCTGCTGGTGATTGGGCTATTGACCTAAGCACTGGTGTCCTTGCGGTATTTGCTGCCGCAGCTATTAATGCGGCAGAAGATCTTGTTATTACATTTTCTCATTACGGCTCAGCTGTTACTGGGGCTAGCGTTTTTGCTGCTGCTTCAGGCAATTTGAAGGCGGGTGACTTTGTTGTCACTGACGCTGACTCAAATTATATTGCTGCAGGCAATGTCGACTTTAGAGACATTGTTGGTCAGGTTATTGAAGTAGAAAATGCAGATAAAGACGCTCTTGGCATGGTCAAGACCGCATACAATCCACCTTTAGGTACTGATTCTTCGGGTAGCTCTCCAGGCTACGCGGGTCAAATGGATCAAATGCCAGGTTCTGCAACCGGTGGTGTATCAGATAAAGTCCATTACGCAGGTGCTGCTGACTTAGTTGTTCGCATCAACCTGGTATCGCGATAAGGAGGAATTGAAAGATGACAATTGAAATCAAAGACGCAAAACAATTTGAGTATCTCTGGAAAAATAACGGAAATCTCGAAAATGGACAGCGTGTAAAATTAAATGATGCTCTCTCTGTTCCGAATGCGCCAATGTTAATGCCTAAGGTTATTAGCAATATCGTAAAGGAAGCAGCAGAGCCTCTATTAGTAGGTACAAGCCTACTCCAAAGAATTAATTATTCTTATGGACAAACAATTACTTTCCCAGCTGTTGGAGCCATGGTGGCTGCCGACATTGCGGAAGGTCAAGAATATCCAGAGCGTAGCCTCCAGATGGGTGGAGCTACCGTTACAGCAAGCATCGGGAAATCCGGTGTTGCCGTCAAGGTAACTGATGAAATGATTCGTTATTCACAGTTTGACGTAATTGGTATGCATCTCCGTGCAGCTGGTCGTGCTCTGGCTCGACACAAAGAAGTTAAGATTTTTAACTTCATTCGTAGTATGGGTGTAACTTGTTTCGACAACGTTAACCCAGCTTCATCACTTAAGGGTGTTACTACTGGCCGAGATATGGCTGGTGCAGGTAACGGTTCGGTAACCATGGATGATATCTTTGATGCTTATGCTCAGGTTATCACTCAGGGTTTCACTCCGAATACTTTATTGATGCATCCATTAACTTGGACGATGTTCGTAAAGGATGCCACCTTGCGTTCCTTTGTCTTAGGTAACAATGGTGGGAATATGTTTGCCAGCTGGTCTGGTAACCCTGCAGAAAGAGCCCCGTGGGACAATAGTTCTCAAGGTGGTCTCGGTATGTCTGCAGGTCAAGACATTACTCCCGGTGGAAATGCAGCAGGAGCAGCAGCTAGTCCCCTAAGCGCCTATCCCCAGACGCTTAGCTCTGCACCTCAGCTACCCGGTTATATGAATATTCCTTTTAGGATTATCGTTAGCCCATTTGTACCTTATGATCCTAGACGTAAGCTTACTGACATTTATATGTTTGATTCAGCTGAACTCGGTGTTCTCATCGTAGATGAAGAAGTAACCACTGAGGAATTTGATGATCCGCGTGTAGATATTCGCAAGATTAAGCTCCGTGAGCGGTATGGTATTGGCATCTTAAATGAGGGCAAGGCTATTGCAACGTTGAAAAACGTTCATGTTGTACCTAATGAAATTGTATTACCTGCACAGGCTACAGTTACTGGCTTAACAGCCATTGGTGCTACTGAAAATGTTCTTGATTAATTTAGGTTAATCAGTTCAGAGACAGTATAGCTCTGTCTAGAGGGGGCGCAATGCCCCCTCTTTTTTTTAAAGAAAGGAATTATTATGGAAGTTAGTTTAGCAAATTTAGAGAGACATTCAATGTTGTTCATTGGTTCATTCTCC